TTGGATAATGTCACTGATGAGTACATCCACCACCTGCATGCAAATGCGAAGGCTAATCAACCTTGGAAGCCACGTTTGTGGACTTTTGAGGAGGCAGTTGAGGGTATAGCTGGTGTTGAGTTTTGTGAGGGTATTCCTCGCTCAACCAGCCCTGGTTATCCCTTGTGCATGTATACAGAAGGCCCTGGTAAAACTGATTTCTTTGGTAAAGAAGGACCGTATAATTTTGATACGGTCGCTTGTAAAAAACTTAGAGAACAGGTTATGTTAATCATAGACAGAGCCAAAGTGGGACAAAGAGATAAGCATGCTTTCATGACTTTCCTCAAGGATGAACGTAGGAAGTTAGCTAAATGGGAGGCTGGAGAAACACGCATGATCTCTGGTACCGATTTAGCATTTCTTATTTCTTGCCGAATTTATTTTGGTGATTTCATTCGCTGGATGATGTCTAATCGTATAGCCAATGGTAGCGCTGTGGGAGTTAATCCCTATGGTGAAGAGTGGGCTATATTGTACAGGTATATTCTCAATGGAGATGCTTCCTGTATTGATGGAGATCATGTTCAGTATGATAAGAAGGAGCTTGAAAATCTACATAGTATGAGTTTCCGAGTTGCTGAAAGTTATTATGCTGGATGTTCTGAAGAAGATACCATGGTTAGAAAAGTGTTCTCTCAAGAGTTATTAAATCCACAATATTTGTGTGATGGAATAATTTGGAGTGCTGCAGGTTCTATGCCCTCTGGTAGTTTCTTTACCACTATGTTCAATACTATAGGTAATAACATTTTGTTACGTTATGCTATAGTTGGCGCAGCTTGTGGTAAAGATCATCGAATAGCAGTGGAAGAAGATTATGTTCATGTTATTTCATTACTATCAAAAGAAGCTCGTTTTATAGCTCTAGGGGATGATAATATATGGTCGGTTAGGGCTACACTAAGAGATTTAGTTATGCCTGGTAAAGTTGCTCAAGTTCTTTCAGACTTGGGGTATTCCTATACTGCCGCCGATAAGACCCCTCTGGGCACCCAATTTCGTGATTTAAAATTTTGTACATTTCTCAAGAGGGGATTTTATGTGGCTGATAAAACAGTCCTAGCCCCTCTTGATATTGATACCATTAAGGAAATGCCGTATTGGACAAAACGAAATGCCCCTCCTGACAATGAGTATGAAGTTTTAACACAAGCTTTGTATGAATTGTCGCTGCACTCACCGTCATATTTTGATAAGTATGCGCCTAAATTTATAGATGCAAGTATCAAATTTTATGGCAAACCTCCGCCTTTTACTTCTCACAGATCTTGTAGAGCTAAAATACGGACCACGCCGGCTATGTACTAGTCGGAATACCTGCGAAAGTTGTATAGTTTCAATTTCAAAACAACTGTAGATCGGGCAAATTAGGTGCGGGCTATTTAGCTTAGGGGTGCACCGTGGCAGTCCCACAATATCCCTTAAATTGATAGCAGTGGAAATTGATTCATCTCCCACTGTGAAATAAATGAATCGCTGATAACAACAATACTAATAATGAATCTCCTATTGAAAGGATGGGTAACCATGGTGGTGAGCCTTCCTCAGAGATGACCCAACAAATCACCACCACTTTTGTTGATGATGCTGAAGTAGTTAGAACCACTTTCCCTAAGGCTATGTCTGGAGTAAGTGGTCTTTCAGTATCCCCAGTGGATGAACCTAGTATTCGCTCATTTTTAGCTAAGCCATATTTGGTCAATTCTTATTTATGGACGGCTTCTGATGTAGTGAATACTCCTATAATGACTTATACCACAGCCAATGCACCAGGCGTTCCAGCCTGGCAAGCTAAGCTTCTTGGTTATAATTTGTTTAGGGGCACTTTTAAGGTTAAACTTGTCATTAACGCTCAGCCATTTCAGGCTGGACGTCTTTTAATGAGTGTTTTACCCTTTGTGCAGGCTAGTCCATTATCATATGAAGCAGCACACACTATAGATCTCACACAGCGAACTCAAGCGCCCAATGTAGAGTTGGATTGTAGAGATACTAGTGCGGAAATTGAAATCCCCTGGGTCGGTCCTGATCCTTGGATGAATGTCAATTCTGCTGTTTTAGATTGGGGGAAAATTTACGTGTCTCCTCTGTCGGTTCTTGCGACAGGTACCTCCGGCTCCACTGGAGTTGAAGTACAAATGTTTATCTCCATTCTAAATGCAGAATTTGCTGCACCCCTTGTTCCTCAGTCCGGAGATCGGCCTAAAAGGAGGAACCAAAAACTTAGTAGTGAGGCAGAACAAGAAGCTATCTCTCAAGGAAAGCCTATCTCAACTGCTCTTAAGTATGCTTCTAGAGCAGCAGAGGCCGTTGTGGGAGTACCACTTCTTTCTTCTATTGCAAGACCTGCGTCTTGGGTTTTGCGAGCTTCATCGGACCTGGCTAGTGCTTTCGGGTGGTCTAAACCCAATCTCACGACGCCAGCTCAGTTTATGGTTCTACGACCTTTCCACAATTTTGGTAATTCTGAGGGGACTTCTCAAGCGGAGCCTCTCGCAATTACTGCTGATCCTAGTGTTAGCGTCCTGCCAGGGTTTGCAGGCACTGATATTGATGAGATGTCTTGGAATTATATTAAGAGTATCCCCGCCTACCTTACCACATTTACTTTTTCTACATCTGCAAATGTTGGTGATTCTTTATATAAGAAAGCGGTGGGACCTCTTCTGTTATACAATCAGTACAGTAATGGTTTGGGTACACCAGCTACTGCTATATACCGTACTTTTCCACCTTTTGCCTACGTTACTAATGCCTTTGGGCGGTATCGTGGTGGCATTAAGGTTATTTTTAAGATTGTTAAAACAGATTATCATTCTGGGAGATTACTTATTACTTGGTCTCCAAAGGCATCTCTTGGAACTGACCCAACTAATGCCACGTCCGTATATTCAATGAGAGCCATCGTTGATATTCGTGAAGTGACAGAGGTAGAGATGACATTGCCCTATATGTTGCAAAGTGCTTGGCAACAATTTGACCTGGATATGGGAACTTTACAGGTCAGGGTTTTGAATACTCTACAAGCTCCAAACACTGTGAACTCAAGTGTTGATATTTTAGTTTACTATGCTGGAGCTGAAGATTATGAAGTAGCTATTTCTAATAATCCTTCTCTAACCCCCTACACACCTCAGAGTGGTGACAAGCCAAATACTAAGGCTGTGGGTGTCATTGGAAATGACACCAGTACTATTCCTATGATTGAAGAGTACAGCATTGGTGAAAAGTTCACCAGTGTCAAGCAACTTATATCACGATATAGTCGTGTTTATTTCAATCAAGCCACTATGGACACTTGTGTTGGTTTTAGGATGTACCCTTGGGGAGTTGGGTATTTGAGAACAGCAACTTCTCTTCTAACAAATGGCTGTGTTATTGGAGATATGTATAGCTTCATTGCGGCAGGCTATGGCCTGGCACGCGGTGGAATGAGAATATCTATTAACACATCTAATAGTGTCTTTAGTCAAGCTGATTATAGCCGGCAGATCTTTGATCTTATGGAAGCTGGATCTAGTTGTACTGTACAATATGCGGGAACTACTCTGGCTACTGGTTTTGCCACCAGTTCTGCCGCTATCAGCAATCTTTGGACCAAACCCGGTGTGTCGTCAGCTACTGGTACTATGACGACAGCCAACCCAGCTATCTTTGTGCAGAGTCCTAATGGTATTGAGGTACTCTTACCTCAGTACACAAACAATCCTAGTCGATTGAATGTTTGTGATTATGATTCTGTCACTAAAGTTAGTACCAATTATTTATACAATTTAGTTTCGTATATGGCCTTACAATGGCAAGAAAATTCTTCCACTGTGACCAACAAGGCTATATACCGCGCGGCCGCTGAAGACGCGCAACTGGGTTACTTCATTGGTTTCCCAGCCATCGTGGTGCAAGTCACGTAATTTAATATTAATCTATTAAGAAAAGCAATTTAGGTTTTTAACTAGAATGTCCTCTCTGGGGAATTTTTCCTGAAGTATGCTTACCC